TTATAGGGACCCTGGGTTGTTCCAGATGGAACAGTGAGTGCCACATTGTATGAGGATCCAAGTGCCAAGTTTTGAATATTTGAACTTGCTGTAGACAGTGTGGTGGTGGCGTACAATGTAGATCCTGTATAAATTGTGAGTGGGTCAGTGCTCGAGTACCCGGTGTAGTTCCAAGAAATATTGATGCTGTTTGAAGTGAGAGCAGCCGAAGATATGAATACAGCAGCGAGAGTTCCCTGTGTGCTTATCGAATTGCTCGTATTGAAAGGTCCGTTGATTCCACCACCTGGAACCACAAGAGATACGAGAATCGAGGAACTTGTCAGAGTTCCAGATATGTTTGTGATTGTGGTTGGAGAAGATCCGCATGTTGTGTACCCACCGAATCCCCATGAAGTTCCAGCATTGTTTGAATAGTACACATAAAGAGGTTCCGTTGACGAGTATACATTTGAATTCCAACTGAGAGTGACATTACTTGAAGTGGTTGAAAGAGAAGTGATCAATTCTGAAGGGCTTGTGGTGCTTGCATAAAATGTGTTGCTGGTGTTGTAGGGCCCGATTGAACCACCTCCCGGAATGACTCCGGAAACCAGGTAGGTGCCGAGTGTTGATAAACCTGAAATGGTCACCGGTTGAGTTGCACCACATGTGGTTGTTGTCCCTGGATTCCACGACGAACCCCCATCCAAAGAATAGTAGAAATTGAGAGGCTCGGAACTTGAATATGCAGTATAGACCCAGTAACAATTGATTGTCAGATCGGTTGGAACCAAGGAACTTATGATGACTTCGGGCACTTGAATCGTACTGTAAATGGTTTTGTTGATGTTGAAAGTTCCATTGAGACCCCCGTATGGAACCACGAGAGCGACACGGTACGTTCCGGTGAATTGAGGCACTGAGATTGTAACCGGACTCGATCCACATGTTGTTGTCACCGCCAAAAACCAAGCTGTGGTGTAATACCAAATTTGAAGAATATCAGTGGATACATAACTTGCATACGTCCACGGAACCACTATCGATCCCTGAGAACTCGTGAGAGTCCCGAGAGTGACCGTGGCTGGTGTGAGGTACACACCGGATGTAAATATGTTAAAGGGTATATTGTACGATGCCAATGTCGACGTGGCTGGAACCGCAACAGCCACATTATACGTCCCAAATGGTAATCCTGTGATGGTTGCAGTCTGTGCACCACATGTGGTGGTTACAGCCAAAATCCAGTTGGGTGTCGTGCTCAGAGTATAATAAACAAGGAGTGGATCGGTAAAATTGTACAACGTATATGTCCAATTGATTACGATGATTCCTTGACTCCCAACTCCAGTCACCGATGTGATGGGGGCGGTTCCGTATTGAAGAGAATTTTGAGGAGTTCCGCTTATGAGCGCCACATCGTACACCGACCACACTGTATTTCCAGGATCGAGTATATTGACTGTAATTTTCCAATTGGAATAACATACCGTTTTGAAACTTATCAGATTATTCACAAGAGGAACGCTGCTTGCCAACGTGGTATAACTGTATGTATTCGAAGCCTGAATGGTGTATTGCCCTCCTATATTATTGTCACTTATGTATACATTTGAGACAAAATTGGTTGTCCCAGACATTTCAATTGTGATGTATGAGGTTACACCACCGGTTGAGATCCAGGCTGGTGGGCCATTAAATCCTTTAAATGCATTGGTGAGTGATTGAATGTTACTGGATGCACCGAGAGTATACGTCGCATTTCCAAAAACTTTGTTGGACACCACGTATGCACTTGATGTGTTTGACGGTCCATATACATTGCTCAATTGGATGGGTGGAAACCGAGTCAAAGGGAGAGCAGGTGTAAATACATTTGAATTGTAATATGTGTTGATCAAATTTGTGTACTTGACCAGATCGTTTGCAGATGTTTTCCACGTGGATGAAACCTTCCCAGTCGAATCACATGTGAATATAAAATTGGTATTCGGTGGGACGGTAAAGTTCACCTGATTTGTATCCGTAACGGTTGTCGACACACTTGAAGTGTACCCGCACATGATCAAGTAGTGTGACACCGGGTTTTCATAAATCTTGGTCAGAGTCACCGAATTATTGGGGCTAAAATGAATATAATCGGTGTAATAGGTGGATCCGGATGTTTTGGAACCACAGTAATAGTACAATTGGAGATTATTTAAATTGTTCAATAACGTTTGAGTCACTGATATTTTGTACACACCATTGATTCCGTTGTAAACCCATATATTTTCAAAGGAATCTGTGGCCCACGTGTAATTTGGTAAATTGAAATTAAAATAGTATGGAGCCACACTCGGAACTATAGGAACTCCATTTATGTAGATGCTACTTGAGTTTGCACTGGTTGAAAAAGATCCATCATAATAAAGAACGTTGCTGGTTACTGTGTTTGAAGAAAAGTTGAAAACAAATGTATTGCTCAACACCGGGTCCAAGAATGAAACGTAGTTTGAAGAGTTGCAAAATTGAAAAGCCCTCAGAGATGAGGAGATGTTGTTTGAAAACACACTGAGTGACACCCCGGATGTTATGTTTAAAAAATTATAAGATTCCGTGGTGGCATTAAAGTAACTGCAATATACATTGGCGATATCTGTAAACAAAGCAATGTTGTAATTGCTAATCAGTTTTTGTGCCAATATGGTTGGTGTTCCAAAAGGAGGACTTCTCGGTAAGGAAACCACGTACCCATATGGTGTCTGATCGGTGTATGATATAATCATATTGGCATTGACGTCAAATTTAAGGTCCCATGCTATTGAGTTGGTTGCAATCGGGATGTATCCAAATCTTTGATGATATACACATGCATTGCTCAGAAGCATAACTATGTTGTTGGTTTGTGGATCAACTGCAACCGATGCGACATTTGACCCTGGAAACTGTATATTGATTGGAAATACACGAGCCGTGTAATAATTACATGCTATATTCGAGTATCCAGGTGAACTGAACAATACATTTTGAGCCGAAATGTCGTCGGTGATGTATGTGTTGGATAGATTTACATTGCTTGTTATGGGCAAGGGGGACAAGAAATTTAGATAATAGGATGAATTGATGTAATTTTGATTCAGGTACACAGGGAGGGTGGGCAATGCAGAGATGGTGGTGACACTGCTATCTGCAATGTATTCATTGTTGTAAAAAACGGGAGCGCAGTTGGATTTGTTGAAATACACAAAGTTGTGCGTTTGAGCCCAGATGGTGATTTTTATCGGATCCACTATGGGGTACAAGGAAATTTCAAAACGTTGAGAATTGATTCTTGAAAAATTCATTTGACCACTTGCGCTATGAATATCGGATGGGTCAACGGCAAAGGTGTAAAGATAAATTGGGTCACTCGGAATACCTTTGTATCTCTTTAAAGGTTCTGCATATCTCAAGTAACTGCCCGGAAGATTGAATCTTTCAAACGTACTCCCCACATACATTGCAATGTTTTTGATATTTTGAATATACGTACCGGTGTTTAGATTTTGAACAGTAAAATACAACTGATACACCGGTCCAGTGAATGTGGTGTTCATCTTTACATCGGTACAGCTTCCTGTAGAAACTGTATACACGTCTTGAACATCTCGAACCCTTTGAAAAAACGTATCCCCAGGTGGATCCTCTATGAGCACATAATCCACCAAAAGATGACCCTTGATGAGCACTGGACTTCCATTCGAGTTGAAAGATATTCTCACATCGGGTTCATTCACCATGAAAAATCCCTTTTTGATTATATAAAATGGAATCTGGATAGTCACAAAAGAACCATTGACAAGTGAATTTGAAGTGGCGAGCTTTTCAAGGGGCATGTTCATCTCATTGTCAAGTTTAATAAATTCTCCTTTGAGAGACTCCAATACAGTTGAATTTGAAATGAAATCCACTTGGTTGATTATCGCCTCACCGAGTGTGTTGTTTCCAAAATTTCCACATATTCGAATGCTCGTAATCATGTCCCCCAACCTTGGAATGTGTATGGTGTAGTCACCTGAATTTGTGTAGAAATTTTTTGGAAATTCAATGGGTAATGTTTGTGTACACATTCTCTTCATGAGACTCATTAAATTCTATCAAGAAAATAACATCCCCGCCAACCCATTTTTCACTTTCAAGATGTTTAGAGTTTCAAAGTATACGTTTGAACTTGGTGCATTCACACTCACATCTCGTATCCTACTCATGTTGATGGGATTGAGGAAGAGTACACTTTGGCCTCTCAAAGGAATATTCACAAAATTTTCATAGGGCATGATGTTGGATGAATTGGAATCAAACATGTTTTCACCATTGAGTTTCAATGATGTGAAAGTATTGGATGTAAATACCTTGGTACATGGTCCCTTTGGTGTCCCACCTGATGTTACGGATGGAACAACTATAGTGTATTCACTGTTCGGTGAAGGTGTCGAGTCAAATTTTATATATGTGATTACGAGATCCATATCTATACCCGTCACCTGATTATAATCCAAATATATCTGAACATCTTGATTTGTAATTGCACCGATTGGTATATTTTTTAAAATGTCGGTTTGAATGTAATAATATCTATCAAAAGGAACCTGGTTGGTTCCATCCCCTTCAATGAGGTTGAATATGGGTCTATTTTTATACGAGGTGGCAATTTCCTTTTTGAATTCCAAAAACTCAACCGGGATGGTTTGAACGAGTTGTTTTCCTATATATAGACTCACTGAATTTACTATACTTTCATATGCGGGATAAATGTTACTCGTGGCGATGTAATTTAATCCCTGGATAAACCCAGATTCTCGGAGAGTCTGTGGGCTCAAAAATTGATTGACATTATAAAGAGGTGAGGATTGTGAGAGGATGTACGAGTTGGTTGATATTTTTGTGAGATCCTTGTAATCGTACCCAAAAAAGTTGGCAACTTGGATCGAATCAAAGAGTAAAGAAACATATGAGCTTGGTGAAAGAGACTCTTGGGATGTTTCAAAAGGGAAGGAGAAATTGAAGCTATCATTCAAAAAGGATGGAAGTGCCATGAGAGTCTGAGTCTTGTATCCGATTGACCCTATAGATCCATTGGTGGAGTCTCCAAAGAACAAATTACCACATAGAAAAAAGTTGCCTATTGAAATGATTGGCATTTCATTCGGTTGGGGAGAGATGGTGTTGTTTACAAAAATATTACTCTGAATGTTTCCGAGTGCCACTCGATTTGTTATATTGACCCCAACGTCACTTAAAAAACTCAGATTGGTGTTGAGCCCGGTAATCGGATCCAAAAATCTGGTTACATAACACAATGTGTTTGAATATCGATTGGTGTATATCGAATCAACATTGGTAACAACCGAACACACGTTGCTGTCTCGATTTGTGTTTTGAAGAAACACGATATTATTGTTCCCTGCAATCCATAAAGAGTTACTCACCGTGTAAGTGGATACATTCGAACTCGTTGTGTAAAGAGTGTCGTTAGAATTTACTATGATGGTACTCAGGTTGGTGAGCGTGACGAGTTTATTGGTTCTATAATTCAAATCACTCAGATCCACCTTTGATATGACGTTACTCGCACCGACGTATAAAAAGTTTTTAGGAGACATTGCCAAGGTGTACGGGTACACAAAACTGGTTGTGATTGTCATCGAAGCCCCTGTGTTTAGATTCAGTTGGGTCACGAGGTTATATGAACCTATGTATAGATAATTGTGCGTGGAGTCAAAGGCGAGCCCCTGTGGATTTACATAATTACTGGAAATCACACTCACCACATTCGAACTCAGATTGATTTTGGATATGGTTCCAGCGGATGAACTGGTTGCGTACAAGAGATTATTGGTTGTGTCGATTGCAAGTGTGTTGTAAGACCCTGTCACCACATTACTGACGGCGGTTGTTATAGTCTTGATTCCCGTGTTGTCTGAAAAGTACAGTGTGTTTCCGTTATTCACAAGACTTTTTGGACTCGAAAGTCCATAGACGTATAAATTTACTGCGTTGGTGCTCAGATTGATTCGGTATATAGCGGCTGATCCACTCACAACATAAAGGTAGGTGGTTGATAAACATATTGAACTCGGAAATGATATGGTGCTATTCAAAAGGGTGGTGACGTTTGAACTCAGAGAAGTGAAGCACGCAAAATTGTACCCAATCTCCAAGTCACATATCGGATAATTGAATCCAGATGTTTTGAATGTACATTGACCAAATGCAGTTGTGGTGCCGACTCTTCCAAGTTGTCCAACGTTGTTTTGTCCAGATGAATATACTTTACTGTTCTTGTTATCAACCAGGTATAAGAAATCGGGACCAGCCTTTATACTGTCAATGAATGCCCCATTTGGGAGTTCGGTTGCAATCTGTGTAAAAGAGAGCTTAAAGGAACCAGGTGGGAGAGCCGACCCCAATTCTCCAACCGAATTGGTTCCAGTGGCGTATACATTTCCGGTTGCGTCTCGGTATATAGTTGAATAATTGCAACATTCTATATCCACAACACCGGTTGCAACCGCTACGGGCGTTCCAGTCACAGGAGCGCCACCATTTCCAAGTTGACCCTTTGAGTTGTCACCAAAGGTGTAGACGTTTCCAGTCACATCAAGAAAAGCAGCATGAGAAACTCCACATGAAATCTTTTTGGTTGTGAATGAGTTGGAAACCGCATTCAGTTGAACACTCCCGTATGCCGTCAAGGTGTTGTTGGTGTCCACGATCAATGAAAAGTTTGGCCCAGATCCAACGACCGATATATTTGGAACCAAGGCGTTGAATAGTTTCATCTGATTTACATTTATGTTTTGTGGAGTCACGGTCAGAATCGGATCGAGACTCTTTGTGGATGAATACACATACATGTTACCAGCTGGTGGATTTGTAAAGGTCCAAAAGTTGTCATTTGGGGTGGCGAGTCCCGGTAATTTCATTCGAATCGTCACATCACCTATAAAGTCTCCAAAGTATGGAATTGTCGCAATTCGATAGTCAACGGTATCAAATGGAACCACATATGTCTTTACGAGGTTTTGGGACTCGAGATTAAATTGATTATTGAAATAAGTGAATGATGGATCCCCGGATAAAAATGCATCATGCATCCCGGTGACAGCTCCGTAGACCCCGTCGCTCATCCTGATACTATGTGAGTTTTTATTCTATTATTAAAAACTCGCAAATTAATAGATGAGTACTATTCAGTTGAGAAAGTTTGATCCTTCAAAGATTGGGAACGACAAGGTGTGTGTGGTGATTGGAAAACGTGGAACCGGTAAATCCACCCTGGTTACTGATCTTCTGTATCACAAAAGGAATATACCGGTTGGTGTGGTGATGTCAGCAACCGAAGAGGGGAATCATTATTATAAACAATTTATTCCAGATTTATTCATTTATGGGGATTATTCAAAAGATACAATTGAAAAGGTTATCGCGAGACAAAAGAAACTTGTGGCACTCAATAAAATGGATCCAGCATTTATACTTTTGGACGATTGCATGTACAATAAATCGTTTATGAAGGATACATGCATCAGACAATGTTTTATGAATGGGCGTCACTGGAAAATCTTTTTTTTGATGACTATGCAGTATTGTATGGATCTGAGTCCCGATCTCAGGGCGAATGTTGATTATGTATTTGTCTTGCGTGAGAATGTAATTCAAAACAGGGAGAGACTTTACAAGGCTTTCTTTGGAGTCTTTCCATCTTTTGATCTCTTTAATAAGGTGATGTCTGCGTGTACAGAAAATTTTGAGTGTCTCGTTCTTGACAACACGAGCAGATCAAATAAATTGGAGGATTGTGTTTTTTATTACAAGGCTCCGATAAGAAAAGGGTTCAGGATTGGATCCGATGCAATGTGGAAATATCATCAGAGTCACTACAAACCAAACGCAACCAGTAACCCAAATCTAGATAAAAAAACGAGCATTGTGAATGTGGTGAAGAAGTAATTTTATTTTTTAGGGCTAGGTTTGTCTAGACTCCAATCACCACCTAAAGATCTTGAATATCCATTCATGTGTAAAATTGAAGCATTTGGACTTTTGAATGGAATTGCTAATGGGGAAAATCTGGACTTGGAGTTATAGAAGAAGAAAAAGGCGAGTATCAAAATTATTATGAGCGTCAGGTTATTTTTCATTTATTATTCGGCAACATTTTCCTTTGCGCGACGATCAATCTCACCCTGAACGCGCTGGTTGGCCAGTTTCACCAACTCGGCAACCGACATGTCTGGAAACTCCTTCTTGAGATCCTCCACCACATCGGCTGGATGGGGAATCGGTGGTACATCGGGCTTGTTGTAAAACTTGGAATTCTCATCACCTGGTTCGATGAAAGGTGTATCACTCCCCTCGAGTGGCTTGGCCAACATATCCTTCTTGCGCTTCTCAAACATGGCTGCAGCGAGACGCTGGTTCTCACGATACTTGGTCATGATATCCTCCAGCTTGTCGTCATTGTAGTGCTGATCATCAATGGCATCCATGTCGGGTGGAATGAGCAGCCACTTGTACATGTCAACCACAAAAATGTCAAAGGTTGCATCATCCCGCTGGAGACGCTTGGCATGAGACTCCGCCTCTGAACGGGTGGAAAAGGCTCCACGAATCTTGATTCCAAACTTGTCATTCTTCTGAGGGCAACTTGGGCCAACGATGGAAAGGCACGCGAATAGCTGACCCGGAACGGTGATGTAATCAGTCTCAAGTGTAGACATTTATGTATTCTATATCGAAATCTTTAATTGCTGACACTTTACCAAAAACTCATCTTGTTCCCTCTTTGAAAGACTGCTCGGATCTTTGGTTTGGAGAACCTTGATTTCGGGTCCGGTGAGTGTCACTGCATTCAAGCGGTAATCTTCAAACGCTTCACATGCCAAAGGGACGATTGGTTTGATAGCCTCGTAAACCACTTTGGCCACGTTTGTAATCTCGAGTTGGGCATGATCATCCATTCGGAGACGCAAAAAGTGAAACAAGTTGTGAAGATTAATCTTCCAGTAAAACTCCGTCATGGTACACACCGGAAGAATGCCCCGAGCCAGTTCTTTGGCCACTCCGTAATCCAAAAGAGTCTTGTAATTTTCAAAGGCGAGATTGCACGTGTTGTTTTGGAGGTTTACAAATGCATCATTTGTTTCGTTATCAAAAGGATCAGAGAAATCACTCCCTTGGTGGTTGATGACGGATTGCTTTCGAAACTCCACCGGAATGTAAAATTCATCCTCCTTGATTTGGGTGTACCTCGCAGATACCTCATTCACACTTGCTGTGCGATGACGTAACCACTGTCGGGCAACGTAGATTGGAACCTTGATGTGAAATTTAAACTCCACCATCTCAAAAGGAGTCGTGTGCCAATTGCGCATCAGATACCTGATGAGATGACGGGTCTTCACTGGGTCCTCTTTATACCCAGCTTGATTATATGAAATTCGAGCCGCCTGAACAATCGAATCATCCGACCCCATGTGTTCCACGAGGCGTGCAAACATTTATTCAAAAGCGCTTCTCCTTTTTAAGGTGCATATCCTGGAACCGTTGAACCATCCGGATACACTGTGGTTGGAAACGCCTTGACAAAATCGGGGCACGTATCCTTTGTGCAATCAACATATTCAAAATCGGGATACTTTTTCTTTTGCAGAATTGTATATCTACACGTGTCTGATCCGTAGATGATCCCGTTCTTTTTTGGAGCCTCATCCTCCTTCTTTTCAACAACCTTGCGCTTCATAATAAAGAAGATTACAGCAATGGCAGCCACTACGAGCAATACCAGAGTGATTTTCATTATTATTAATACAAACTTTTAAAAATTTTTGACTTCTCCGCAACCGGGATCGAACCAGTGACAAATGGAGCTACAATCCACCGCTCTACCACTGAGCTATGCGAAGCTCATGTTTGACGACTCGATGACACATATCTTTAAATTCATCAATCGAGATCATATTTTTTGCATAGTTGCAGAATTTGCAACATGAAACTACATTCCCTGGAACGTACCCCTTTGAATTATCAATCCGATCAATACCATTTAGACGAACTTTCAAATCCAAGTGACCACAATAAGTACAAGGAAATACCAACATTCTCTTGGCTTCTATATCATCCAGAGTCCATTCTTTATTTCTTTCTTTTGCACTTCTCTTGATTGCATCTAGACGAGCATTCACATTGGTTCTATTCCAATTTGCTATATAACCTGGATTTTCAGATTTCCATAATCGATGTGTTTCATTATTATGATTTCTGTACCCTTCTGGGTCAGCTGCTAAACGACGCGCGCGAGACGCCTGTGAATACTCATTCCCCTTTTGGGCCATGAGTGCAGCGTGTGCTTCTTTACGTTCTGGTTTTTCATCATATTTTTTATTCTTTTCACGACATGATTTACACGTCTTGGTTGGTTTACCATGTCGACCGATAAACTGATCGAGTGGTTGTTCTGCACGTGTACAATTTGAACATTTTTGCATTTTTTATTAAAGCAAGTCTCTTCTTTAAATATAAAGTAGGACTTGCATTCCCACCAACATATGGGCGGTCAGTTTGAGAAGGCAAGCCCGCCCATTCCAGACTGGATGCGCAGCACGTTGTAGTTGACGGCGAACATGCGCTGCTGCAGGGCAGACACACCTGGTTTGAGGACAACCTGGACCTGGGCATTGTCGATGCGGGAGAAGTTGCAGGTGCCGGTTGGCTGGTGCTCCTCTGGCTGCAGGGCGAAGGAGTACACATAGATACCTGGGTAAGGGTTGCCGGTGTGGTAGTAGTATGGCTGGGTGATGTTGAAGTACTTACCTGGCTGCTGGGAGAAGCGATCCTGGCCGTTGAGAATCAGCTTGAAGTTGTACAGGGGACCCACCTCGATACCCAGGGTACCTGCGGTCGTTGCAGCTGCTGCGGTGTATGAGGACACACCATCCTCGGACCACATGCAGTTGGAGCTGAAGACGTTGCCAACAACGCCGTTGGCACCCTGGTAATACCCGGTGAAGATGTGGGGGGTACCGATGATGTGGCCCTGAGCAAAGTTGTTGGTCAGGGAGAAGTAGTTCAGGTTGGAGGTGACGTTCACGTTGGCGCAGTTGGAGGAGAAGTTCCACATGGAGTTGTACTGGGTGGCTGAGCCGTAAGATGGGTTGGTGTAGCACCAGATCAGCTCCTTCACTGGGTGGTTGTAGGACAGGCGGATCAGAGCAGTCTGGGTGGTGGTACCGGTGGAGTTGGTGGAGGAGGTGTAGATGGTGTCGGCACCGGTGTGCTGGATCTGCTCAATCAGGTACTCGTGACCCTTCTGGGCGAAGCGGCGGCGCTCCTCGGTGTCCAGGTACACGTAGTTGCCCCACACCTCAAAGGTGGACTGGAAGAAGTTGCCAAACAGAGTGGACAGGTTGAAGTCCAGGCGAACCTCGTGGTACTGCAGAGCAATCAGTGGCAGATACAGACCTGGGTTGCGGTTGAAGAAGAACAGCAGTGGCAGATTCACACGGACGTCGTTGGCAGACAGACCGGTGACGTTCAGATTGGAGGGGGTGGAGTTCTTGCCCCACTGGTCCTTGTCTGGCTCAGACAGGAACACCTCGGAGTACAGACGCCACCAAGCCTGGTAGTGCTTGTCGATACGCTGACCACCGATGGTCAGTTCCAGATCCTGAATGGCACGCTCGGCGATCCAGTTGTAATCTGGGACGGTGTTGTTGGAGGTCTGGTACACACCGGTCGTCAGTGGTGCCAGGGACACATACATGTTACCGATCAGGTCACCGTTGCGGGCAATGGTTACGGAAACGCGATTGCCGGATGCAACAGAGCCGTTGACGGTCTGGATGATGTTCTCCATCGCAAAGTTGGTGTGGCGCTTGTAAACCGCCTGGAAGAAGGTCACCTTGGGTTGACCAGTCAGGTAAACATCCTGAGCACCGTAAGCAACCAGTTGCATTAATCCACCAGCCATTTTATAGTACGCCAAGAAAATAATTTCACGCGTCAAAATGCGCATAAAAAAAGAAAAGTGTACTATAAAATGTCCACTTCAAAGGAAGTGTCCAAGAAGCCAGCTGAAGAAATCATCGAACTCGATGGAGACGATGAGGGGGACGAGGACCTGGAGGGGGACCTGGAGGAGATGAACATGGGGGAGGATCCTTTTGGAAACTACCTGGTGAATGAAGAGGGTGACAACATTGCCGATATTCTGTCTGCTGGTGTGAAGCAGATGGAGATGCAGAATAAGATTCTCATCAAGATTTTGACTGTGTTGTCAAAGAAGTAGAAGCTTAAAAATTATATTCGAGTATACATAAATGACAGACGAAGTTATTGACAAGTATGAAAAGTTGACTGGACTCACATCTCCCGCTGATAGTTATGTTTCAATTACAAATGCTTGCAATACATTTTTGACAAGTGATGAACTTGATAGCTATGGTTGTCCTGATGATGTAGACATGGAAAAAATTAATGAACGGAAAAGAAGGTTTCTCAGTGAATTGGTTGATGTGTATCATTCCATCTCATCCACAGACGAGGTTGCAGTTGAGCCTCAGGATGAACCCCCTGCTGTATGTCGGGTTAAACGTCTTATTGAACATATAGACGATCAGTATGAACTGCTATACAGATGGATTCGAATGCGCGAACGCAATAATCAGCCAACCATGGTTCCACTTCCCACCACATTCGACGGGTCAATTTTTAGGCTCGTGACTATGAATGCAGATGATGATCTCACCCCGCTTCAACAGCTCATCCTGTACATGCTTGATAGTCTTCATAAGCAAAATTTCAAGAGGTACAAGGGGAATTGTTGTCAGCAGATTCTTTCAAACGGGTTCAATACACGAGCCTGGAGAATTATATCAGAAATTAAGGATTTTGTTTACGAAAATGTTCAGAAGGAGTTGAAGTATGACATGTGGAGAAACTCAACCGCCAAGTCTGGAAATGTGGCCGATTGCATAAAGCATCTATCCTCTTGCTTTGATTTACAATTTCCTGAGATTAAAAAGAATCGAAACGTCTGGTCATTCAGGAATGGAATCTATGACGGAACACATGATGTATTTTACAAGTACACCGACCCTGCTATAAATGGTTTGGATCGTTTCACAGTGTCTTGTAAGTTTTTTGATTTGGACTTTCCTGAAGAGACTCCCGAAGATTGGTATGATATTCCAACGCCACACTTTCAGAGTATTCTCGATTATCAAAAGTTTGATGAGGATGTTCAGCGCTGGCTCTACGTATTCGGGGGTCGCTTGTGTTTTGAGATGAATGTGAAGGATAGTTGGCAGGTTATCCCGTTTCTGAAGGGTATTGCCGGATCGGGAAAGTCTACAATCATCACAAAGGTTTTCAAAAAGTTTTATGAATGTGAGGATGTCAAGACTCTTTCAAACAACATTGAAAAGAAGTTTGGTCTCTGGAGCATCGATGGGTGTTTCATGTTTATAAGCCCGGAGGTCAAAGGAGACTTGGCTCTGGAGCAAGCGGAGTTTCAATCGATTGTCTCAGGGGAGGATATCTCAATTGCACGAAAGTGTGAAAAGGCGATAACCAAGGAGTGGAAAACACCTGGCATTCTTGCGGGAAATGAGGTTCCCAATTGGAAGGATAACTCTGGGAGTATTCAACGTCGCATTGTAACTTGGAACTTTACGAAACAGGTTATGAATGCAGATCCAAAATTGGATGAAAAATTGGATACCGAATTGGCGTGCATACTTTGCAAGTGTGTGAGAGCCTATAACGATTACACACGAAAATATGGATCCAAAGATATCTGGAGCGTTCTTCCAACATACTTCAAGGAGATGCGGAAGAAGATTGCTTCAAGCACAAACTCTCTTCAGCACTTTTTGGAATCGGAGAAGGTTACTTACTCAACATCACAGATGTTGTTCGTCCCCCAAAAGGTGTTTTTCAATGCGTTCAATTCACATTGTCAAGAGAACAACTTGACGCGCCCTCGTGGATTCAACGAAGATACATATGCTGCACCATTCATGAGCAGGGATATAGAAGTCAAGATTGCGACTGTAAATTATCACGGAACCAATTTTACAAATCAACCAATCATCTACGGTCTCGATGTAAATCAACTCATTGAGGCTGAGATTTAGAGTACTCTTCAAACTCTCTACAAGCGAGTGTAATTCTTGGAAGTATGAAACTGTCCCAGTAGGTATCATCGCGTTCGATTGTTGTATAATCCATCTCGTCATCAAACCGCTCCACAAGTTTTGCACAATGAACATGTGGCAAAAGATAAAGATAGGCGTGCACCTGAATTTTTTCATACTCTTTCAAAGTGTGAAACAATTTATACTTTCTATTCTTTGTTTCAATAATAATCTTGGTTCCATCTGGGTGAATTTCCCAGCTATCGATTTTCCCATTGAGAGTATACATGTCGTTAATGTTTCGGTAGTATATTTTCTCGTCGTGTACCAGTTTTATCTCCTCCTCCTCCTTGACACTATTAACAAATTTTTCGAAATTTTTTAGCACCTTATCCTCATTGGTGATGCCATAATTTTTTGTTAGAGTCGACTCGACGTGTTGACAAACTTCCCTCTTTTGAGAAGTTGTTAAAACAGGATCGCTTTTAACAACATCTTGAGCTTCTTTAATTCTATCATGAAGTTCATTCGAATTCGCAGATGGAATTGTCATCATGGTTTCAACCTTTTGTGGAACCGGCACAGGTTTTTCGGGTTTCTTTAACATGTGATCAAAAACCTCCCTTTTTGAAACATAAGGATTACAACCGATAAAAGCTGCCAATCTCGATGCATTGAGTATGGTTCGCATTTATTTAGTTGTACCTCACGTCTTTATATCTCAATCTCACAAAGTCCATTCTTTCTCTTTTCAAGAACGCGATCCCAAAATTTCTTCATCTTGGGAAGATGCTTCTCAAACCATTCTCGATCCCGTGGAACCTCAATGACTTTTAAGGTTCCGGTTGGTTCGTGGTATTGAATAAAATGACAAATCTCCAATTCTGTAATCTCCATGAGTATCTGAATCTGAGGCAAATAATAACCTGGCACCTTGGGTGAAATTTTATTAGGACATTTGATTTCAATCAAGTATCCATCCTCAGTTATGCCATCAGCTGACCCCCCGAGCCACGTGTGAACCGGGTGGACAAGGAGACCAATTTCGTGAGACTTTTTTTGGTACTGCAAATCGTACATGTCACGAACTTCTGGTTCTAGACGAATGCCTCTTTCTATATTGGCGTTGGTGAAACTCTTTTTGTACCCACATTTTTCAATGAGAAGAGCCTCCGAGGATTTAAAGAAGTTGAGATCGAGAGCAGCCGCCGCGTCACTCGCTGTCAACAGATTCCCTCGGAGATTGAACCATTCCACACTTCTTTGATCATCATATGTTTTTGACAAGAGCTTCTGGACGAGTGGTATCATTACCCAATCAGGAGTTTAATTCTTTATCATGGCATTCTTTGCTGCATTTTGTTCAGCTTGCTTTTTGTTTTGACCACTCCCTCGACCCTTGATTTCATCATCAATTGAGACGGATACAATAAATATCCCCTTTGTAGAAGACTCCAAGATGTACTTCGGTAGAGCCTTTTTATGTATGTGACAAAACCGCATGAGTTGATCCTTGTAGTTGTCATCATCACCTAGATCGGTTGGGTACATTTGAATAACTTTTAGAATAAAGTCACGGGTGCTTATGAGTCCCAAGTCTAAATACATGGCTCCAATTAAAGCCTCCAAAACATCTTCCAAAATCTTGGGATTTTTATTCCATTCATTTCTCGTACCTTTTTCATCCATTTGAATCCACTTATAAAGACCCAATTTATGTGATATGTTAGACAAGTTGGTACCTCTTACAATTTTTGTTCTGGCCTTGGTTAAAAAGCCTTCATCTTCACTTTGACCAAACATATCATATAAATACTTTGTGACGACAAACCCCAGCACCGAATCCCCTACAAATTCAAGATTATCGTACGAGTTTTCTACATTTGAAGACTTGTGTGTGAATGCAGTTTGATAGTACTCGAAATTATTAATTTTTGAACCTATTAATAGTTCTATGTCTCTCCGTGTGCACATTTGATATTAGTACATTTTACTTTTTAACTGCTGGACGACCGCTCTTCTTTGGGGCTCCGGACAACTCTTTAGAGTTGGACACCTCTGTAGAGTTGGACACCTCCTCAACGGGCTTGGGCACCTCCTCCTTGATGTAATGATCCTTCATGTACCGCTGAATATTCAGATATGTAATGTCTGTGCCCTCTGGTGGATTCAGGAGGGCACGGAGCTTGTCATCCAGATTAATCTTCTGACCATTCTTGAGATTATTCTCAGCTGCATACAGATTGATACGCTTTGTAACTTCAGAACGAGAAATCATTTCACCTGGCTGGAGATGGAGAAAGTCTCGTAGATGGTCTGAGACTTTGAGGGGACGCTTGAAACTGTTGTTCTCTGTACGTTTCTTTGCCTTCTCCCCCGATGGATCCGCTAGAAGCTGGTGAATTTTGCGCATCTCGCGGTGAAGAGACTTGATTGCTGATTCGATGGACTCTAGAGTAGCCATTGTTAAGTATATGAGTAACCTTATCTTTAACACCTGGAACGAATAATATAATTGCGACTATGGCTGCAAATATCGTCATCTTTGACATTTGAGAAAGGACCAAGAGACCGATCAACAATATGTTTTGATCCATCTTTCCTGTAATAAAGGAATATTTTGTATATAGAACAAATGAACTTTGAAGCCCCAGTAAAGCTCACTGACGGTCGCTACTTTGTAAAGATTACCAATGAAGACAAGACTCGTGTATTCAAACAAATCAACGGTGTGGAAGTGGCTGCACCTGGATGCTACAAGGTTACCAAGACTGATCTTTCAGAGTATGATGATGCAATCATTGCCAAGGCGACGGAATCATCAGAACTTTGGTTTGGAAAGGTGGTTCCAGAAGAAACTCTAAAGAACCTTTACGAGTCTTCCATCACCGATGACGTGTTTGAGGCGAGTCTCATGAAGATCAAGGGGAAGACGGTCACGGTTCTCTTTGACAGCAACAAGAAGGAGATTTCATTGGATCAACTCACTACAGGTGTCAAGTGTAATCTCTTTGTAGAACTTTCTGGAATCTGGTTTCTCAAGAAGAATTTTGGACCAATCTGGCGTGTGGCTCAGGCTCGCATTGTGGAGAGTCAAAAGTCCAGCGTCACCAAGTCATACATGTTCACTGATGAGGAAACTCAGGAGGATGAGTCTGATGAGCTGAGTGATTTCGTTTAAAAAATTTCGCGATTCATTATAAATGACTCAGATGAACGGACAAATGTTGGCCATCATTGCTCTGGTTGTTGTAGTAGTTTACGTATTCTTCATAAAAAAGGGTAAGAGCGGTTTTACCCTGGAGCCAGCTCCCTTTATGTCCAATTCATCCTCCTCATCAGCACAGAGCGACAGTCGCCCAGTTGATAGCGCATCTGTAATTACACCAGGCAGTCTCCCACCAGCTGCTCTCCTCCCAAAGGAGGTTCCGGTCATGGAGGATTTCAGCCAGTTTTCCACCGACGCCATTCTGTCTAACCAGAATTACCTGGATCCCCGCAACATGATTGGGTACCCAGAGACTGTGGGTGGCACTTTACGTAACGCCAATTGGCAGATTCGCTCCGAGCCACCCAATCCACGTGACCCAGTGAGCATCTTTAACCTGTCCACCATTGTTCCAGAGCAGATGAGACCAATGTTTGAGATTCAGGATAGTGATTATAAATAAAGGGACCAATTCGTAGAATTGTGCCAATTCGTAGAATTGTATCAAGCAGAGAAGACAAACAGACAGTTGCGAGCAACTGGATTTAAAGAAATAAATCTCCAAAACATAAATGGCGGATCTAAAGCAGCGTATCGAAGAGTGGGCTGAACTCAAAAAGCAAATCTCAGCAGTTCGCAAGGATGTGTCGGTTCTTGTAAAGAGAGAGAAGGAACTCGCTTCATCAATCAAAGAGACGATGAAAGAGGCTGACGTCGAGGATGTCAAGACTGGTGACAAGAAGGTTCGATTCCGTGAAAAGGAGGGGAAAGGAAGCATCACAAAGGATGTCATTGTGAAGGGTCTCACTTTGTATTTTTCCGGAGACGTGGTTAAAGTTGAGGGTGCTTTGAAAGCTATAAGCGACAGTGCTCCTCCAAAGACAACTTCATCGTTGTCTCTGTTGAAGAACAATGGGCCTAAACAGTGAGTGGTCTGATTTTTACAATGAGGAAATTTACGAGTTTTCAGATGACGATGAAAAATTTACAGATGTAACATATGAAGAATGGTGTGACATAAACAGCACGCATCTCTTGAATGATTGGTTTACCCTACAAGAGAATGCACAACTTTACTACAAGTTGAATCAGAAGATTACTTTTGCAGATTTTTGCGAATTTATGTATTCTGAACCAAGTGACAACTGTTTACAGTTGGACCAAACGACTCATCTGAGTCGGTCTACTCATCTGAGTCGGTCTGGGGCCTGGAATCTTTGGGTGACGATCGGGTCACCGAAAACCTTTGTTGATTTTTATAATTTCTATTGTTAAATGAAACTCGATATCCGAAGTCCAAAGGTTTTCACGCCAGCCATACTCTTTGCAATTATTGCATCGGGTACTCTGATGTTCCTGCATCTCACAAATTCCCATGTATTTAACAAGGGTCTCATAATAAACGCATTGATTTTCACCATCACGTACTATCTGGTGATTCGCTTCTTCACCAACGTCAAGTCCATGACAACTGCTGACATACTGGTTCCCCTGTGCTTGTTTGTATTGTTGATGCCCGGTGTGGTTCTCACTCTGCCCCCTGGATCCAAGGGTTTACTCTTTTCAGGACAGACGAGCACCAGTGCCGTTGCTGTTCACACGGTTGTTTACGCTGTTCTTTATGCGTTCATCAGAAGTTCATTCCCCAGTTACTATTAGATGAAGTACCTCATTCTGGGGAGTGGTGGAATGATTGCTTATAAATTTATAGGGGTTTTGAAATATCTCAAAGAGAGTGAAAGTCTCAATGACCTTGAGGAAATTTCAGGAGCGTCATCTGGTGCAATATTGGCTGCATTTTATGTATTGTTCAAAGGTGACGTTGAAAAAATGCTAAACATCATGCTTGAAATGGATGTCAAGAATTATGCAAAGAAGAATATAAAAAACTTTTTGAAAAAGTATGGTCTCATCGATAGTTTAAATATAAAGAAAATGGTGGATGAATGTGGACTCAAAGATGTAACCTTCAGGGAACTTTATGAAATCAATCCAATCAAACTGCACATCCCTACATTTGACATTGAAAATAACCGAACTGTGTACCTCTCCGTCGATAATAACCCTGATATGGATGTGAGTACAGCCATTATGTATTCGGTTTCGGTTCCTATATTATTCACACCGGTTGAAGGGCGTTTCGTTGATGGAAGCACAGCCGAGTGGTCACCAGGTGCTCCATTTTTGGGCAAAAATGACGTATTTGAGCTGCGTGCGGATATTTTCACAGCACCTAAAGAACACAAGTCACTTGTCGATTATCTCATCATCCTATTCAAGTGCATACTTTCAACAAGAATACGATATGATGATTTTAAGAGAATTGACTTGAGTGCCGACTTTGACATTTTTGACTTTTCAATGTCCCGTGAAATGCGAATCGATCTGTATAAAAGTGGGTACGCTCAGGTGGTTGGTATGTATTCCCATTGAAGTTCTTTACATATTTCTTTCCATATCAAGTCTTGTTTATAAAGTTTTTCTTTTGACTTCAAGAGAGGGAAGCAATGAAGAAAAGAATCTTCAGATAACAACTCGCAAAATTTATAAAGGATATATGAATAACTGAGAAAGTTTTTCCGATCTTCCGGTCTATGTTTATTGAACGGGGCTTGGATCATGTAAAACATGTGCCTCAATTTATCTTCGAGTTCCTTTGACATTGAAGGAGGTTTCACCCCACTCATGTAGCTGGTTATAAATGGAACATGATCATAATACTTGGTCAAGGAAAGTTTCTTTAAAGTGTCCCTGACGAGTGTATGAGTTATATTCTTCTTTTGAATCTTTCTTTTTTTAAACTCACTTGAAAGAGTTTCAAAAATTTCAGGTGGAACATTGGTAACTTCTCTGGCTTGAAACTGTGCTATCCATTCATTGAAATGATTTTCCTTCTTGTAAGAGTATTGAGTATTGGGTTCAGAATCCTGCTCCTCTTTGTAACTCCTCTCTCTTCCAGTATCATATGTAGCAAACCCACAATTTGTGCATATGATATCACTTGAATTTTCATCATAGAAGACGTTGCTCGAATCACACTGTTCACAGTTGATGTATGAAGAAGGCTTTTCGGTATCGACAACCGCACATATTCCACCCTCCTCGACTTGAGCCATGTACTGCTTAAAGATGTCATTCTTGTTTTTTGACTCTTCATAAATCATAACAAATGGAGCTGCCCTTGACATGTAATCGTACAACTCGTCACCTTTGAGTTCTTTGAGTCTTTTGTTATATAAGGCGATCATTATATATCAATATTATAATATCTTTAAATGAAAAAGTTTTTGTTTCAAATCATTTTGAAGCTATTAAAGCCCAACTTTTCAATACTTTCCATAAAAAAGTTGAAAAGAGCCAAATGTGGGTTTTGGTTGGAACCGGTGAAGGAAATTTCAGAACAGTGTATCGTCGAATACAAATACAACAGCAACATTCTGAAACATCTCAATCCAACCACGTGGCCTCCGGTTTTCAAAGGAAGATTACCCATAACCAAAGTGGTGTACCAGGGTGAAGATGTGACGGACCCGATTCTAAAATTTGCAGGTCCCCTAAAATCTGAGTTTAATCCATTTGGGTTGTTTAAAGTTTCAAAAAGACCCAAATTAAAATTTGGACCAAACTTGAGAGTTTCTTTGTATTGGTGTGATTTTGTAGAGGTTTCAACAATCGATACTGAAAAGTTATTCATTGGTCGCAGCCAGATAAAATTTAATATCCCCCAGATTTGAAACCGAATATTTGAATATAACCGGTGAATCATTGTCGTCATTTTGCATAATCTGAACAATTGGACAAAGCACTGTTGATTTTACAAACATTGAAATATACTTGAGACTAAAAAGTCCATTACATTCCGTGTCTACCATCTTGGGTTGATCCTCAATTCGTGTAATCTGGTTTGCAAAGTCACCTTCGCATGAAAATTCCACACACGTATCAAATCTTTTTATTCTCAAATCTGGTCCAATGGCGAGCATATCCCTTATGAGCTTCTGAAAATCAAAAGAGGGTATGGTGGTTGAGTATTTGATATCAATATCTGGAACGTCTATAATCTCTTCATTCAAGTCTAAAAGTTTCAGATTGAATGTACTCAGTGATTTTTTATTGTCATTGCTTATCGTTATATTTAGATACTCGGAAGTATTTTCCATGACAATGACGTCATTGTTTCCTGTGGATTTTATAAGTTTATATGTGTTGGATACATTCATACCAAGAACCACCGGATGTTTACATTCATACTCTTCAAAATTTTCAGCTGGCATGAATACGTGAACGAGTGTCACTCGAGCAACATCAAAGGCGGTTAATTTTACACCGGAACTGTCGAAATAAATATTAACATCGTTGATAATCTCTTTAAGAACTTCAAACAGTGATTTGAATGCAGCTGCTTGGATACTCTTCAGTCTCATTATTTAGACTACACTGGTTTTCTTTAATTCGTCATACGCCTCTTTTGTCGACTTTTCAATTTTACTCTTTATACTTGAATTGATTGGAGGTGCGAGAGCCACCCCGTATGCATCGAGAGGAAACCCGTCACCCACCCCGTCAAACGGTTCATCAAAGTTTGCAAGTGCACCACATGAATAATTTCCTTCAAATGTACAAGGTACATTCATCTCTAACCACCGTATAACCTCCATACCAACGTGAACCGTACCCTGTGCTGTTATGAGAGTCGGGACTCGTTTCACGTCTGGGTGATCCTTAGGCAGTCCAAGTGTATTGACATTGTGCACATTTACAAGAGGCATGAGTATAGGATTGCTTTTAATAAATTCAATGGTTTGTCCACAATATTCGCAACGGTCACTCACTACAAGAAGTGCAGCCATTTTTGTATTGGGTGATATTAAAAATGAAAGCTCTTGCCGCAGCTATAATAATTTTTTTTGTGATACTTTTTTTCTTATACACGCAAAAGCCGCAGTCTCAGGTTGCCATCCAGGAACAATGGGACCGTTCCGATTTTCAGGCTGTTGACCCAACCATAATCCAAAATACAATTACACAGATACAGGAAACCGCACCGACATTGTATCCTGTAAATACAGTCTACTTTAACCAAACTGGAAGCGGCTACGAGGGAAGACTGATGTTTATGGATTCTGCAAACTACGCAGGTGTACAATATGACGTCACAGTTGACGAGTCTGGTAAACTGACAACCGCAAACAAGGGTATTCCTGCAGATTATATGAATCCATTCACGGGATTTGTGAATAAATTCAAGTTTGGTAACCTCAACACGAGTGATCCAACTCCTGATATGCAGGCAGTCTGGAACAATTATCTCGTAACTGCTTAAGAATGAAACTGGAGATTGTTTCAGCGGAGGATTTGGAGAGGATGAATTCCGAAAAGAGGGAACTCAAAAAGGAGGTTTTGATTCGCATACTCAATTCACTTTGTAAAAAGATTTCATTTGCATATTCACTCGGTAAAGATGAAATACTCGTTCAGATTCCTGAGATGATTTTTGGATACCCCACATATAAACTCTCTTTTGTAACATTGTACATGAACAGACAACTCCAGAATCTAGGGTACTCAACGAGTATAATGGGCACCGGACTCATCAACATTTCTTGGAAAGTTCATAAAACCAAGGAGATTGTGGTGAAAAAGAAAATCAAAACCATTCACGTCGAGGAATTGGATTCACTTGCAAATCTCAAAAAGACTGCGAATCAAATCAGGAAAAAATACATTTCCAAATAGTAAAAGATGGATTACATTAATCTGATGACGTGTGTTTTAACCAAAGCGATGGTTCCTGTGTTTGTTGACTACATATTCAAAATGTACAACAATCCAATGGATTTTATAGAAGCTGATAAACCTGGAACCCTCCCAAACCCTTCATTGGTGAATTTTCAACACGCTTTAAAGAAGGTGCAGAATTTATCAAGTGCCCAGATTCAAAATTTCATCAATGAGATTGAAAAGAAGTGCACATCCTTCACAAAGTACAAGGATTCGGTTTACATTGCATATGTAAAGCTGGTTTCAAATGCCATCAAGATGAAATCAGATGGTCGTAAGATTAACATCAAGCCACCAACCAATGAGCTTTTCATTCACCAGTGTCTCATACTTTGCGCGCACAACTTTTATGAGAACCCATACGTCATGAAGGAGGCGGATGAAACCAAAAAGGAGAAGGAGGTTCAAGAGAGAGTAAAGTTTTGCATATCAGAGGCGATAGCAGATTCGATTCCATTCTGTGATATAATAAGTGAGTTTATGACCGATTCTGGTGCAACTGACGAGACTGCAATTACCGAGATGATGAACCCAAGCGGTGAACCGGCTCCAGAAGAGACTACAAAAAATGATGTGAATACCGAGTCTCCTATAACCGAGTCTCCTTTTGAGAATGAAAAGAAGGTTATAGGGGGTGATGTCGAACTCTTTTCAGATGCTCCAGAGAAGCACCCAGATCAGGAAGAAAAACCTGAGCCTATTGTATAAATGGATAAATTCATGAGAAATCCCCTAAATGCCGCTCTCTTTGCAGCTGCAGTTACAGCCGCCGCAATCTACTTTACACTTCCTCAAAAGAATGAAAAGGAGAAGAAACCGGTGAAAAATTCCACCTATACCAAACCAGCACTTTTCGTGGGTGTACTCGTATACTTTATTGTTTATTATGGAAACGCTAAATTTGAAACAATCTCAAAGGAGCCCTTTTAAAGAAGTGCACCCCTTAATCAAAAATGGCCACCACGATCAAAGCGTTCAATGACATGATGGATCAGTTTCTCACCGAACTGAATCTGACGTTTCCAGAGAATAAAGCAGTTATAAAGTTTCAGGCTTCTTTCGAAGTCGTGAGAACCGCCACCCCAAGTAAAGTACTGGATGAGTTTATGAAGGCAATCAAGCCGTATCGAAACAAGATTATGCGCAAGGATCCCGAATTCATCACGGAGGATAGTGGAAATATTCCAGCTCTCAATGACATTGACATAGCTTCAATGTGGTCTCAGGCTTCCGATGGAACCAAGGATGCCATTTGGCAATATCTACATACGCTCATTCTCTTTGGAACAACCATCAAGGCTTTTCCACCAGAGACTATGAGCATGATTGAGAGCATGGCGGCAAAATGTGCAGAGCAGATGCAATCAGGGGAGTCTTCTGAAGGTGACTTTAATATCATGGATCTCATGAAAACTCTTAACAATATAAAAAATTAGTATTATATTAAATGGATGAGCTATTCAAACCAGATAATTTGAAGAAATTTTGGCCAACCAAGAAACAGGAACCAAAAGAAAGGGTTCTCGCCACAATGCGTTTTGTAATTTATTTATCAATAATTCTCTTCATCATCAAACAGGATAAACGTATAATAATTCTCGGAATGGGTATACTTTTTGTTCTTTATATGATGTACTCAAATGGTATGGTTAAAAAGTATTCCGAAACATATCGAAGCGCAGGTGAACCAACTGCAACAGCAGACAATTTTATGGATAATACTTTGATGGCCAATTACCCAATGGGACCCAACACAGGAGTCCCATCAAACTCAGACGAGGAGTGGAAAAAGATACATCCATTCCTTGAGGGGTCTCATTGGTCACAGATGAATTTCTTCAAGATGCCAAACAACAACTTGAATGAGTTTACACGTGGTGCATATGAACCCATGTTTAAACCGACATGCAGGGATGATAACGAGGTGTGTGACCAAACGACGAGACCAGACTGGATACAATCTCGTGGCCCCGCAAGAACAAATAATGGATTATATTAAATGAACGAACAAGAAATTGCAAATAAAGACCTCCTTGGCCGTGTAGAGATTGAAAGCGACATGAGACCTGTAACCACAACAGGCTATCACAAAGGGTGGCAGGCTGAGTCTTTTGACTTTCCAAAGCTGTATGAAGTTTCACCAACCTTTCCTGTCATGTTGTACAATCCGGTGAGTTCATACACACTTGATAGAAATATACGTTTTGCTCAGAGATATGAAAAGTAAAATCTTTGTTCCTATTAATAGATAATGGATCCATGGTCCGTTGCTGCGATTGTAGGATTGGTATTTGCTGGTAACAAACTAAACTCTCAGGAAGATCCCATGGAGACTCGATGGGCGAAACAAACATCAAAGGTATCCACCAACCCCAGGGATCATGATCTTGATTACATGGATCAAAAGAATCAGACACCTGACATTGGACGCAGAATAGGTGATTTCCGTCTTCAGCCTAAAAATGAGGTGCCAAATCTCCAAGACACTGCACCTAATGTCCAGTTTCCGTTTGGTCAACCGGTGTACAATCTTTATGACCGTGAGAACATCTCCAACAAGATGAACAATCTGAATCCAGGAGGTGAACCGATCAACGTGGGTCGTGGTTTAGGTGTGTGCGCTGATGTCCCTGCAACCGGTGGGTTTCAACAATTCTTTCGAGTTCTCCCCAACAATCCAAATGAGGAGAGACTTATTGGTTTAAAGGGGAATACAGGTGGCCCATCCAATCCTGTGGTTAAGAATGGTGGTACGGTCATTGGAGATCTCACTCATTTTCCTAATAAACTCACCACATTCAGAACAGGTGGCCCGAGTGGGGAGGGACAGGGTGGGGTCATTCGAGGTCCGGAGGGTCGCCCCACATTCACATATACCCAACGCCCGACGAAACGTTCAGAGACTGGAAATCAGGTGTTTGAGGGTCCAGCCCAGTATAACGTGTTTCAACCATATGTCGATACCGGAATCAAGACTTTACCAAGAATTACCGATAATCGTTCAAAGGGGGATCGTGCGGGAAATGGTCAAAAGATGAATGTAAGAGGAGATCCACTCAGTGCAGTTGGTGAGGTTACAAATCTTCGCCGAGATTTACCAGGGGATCACCCCGGTGGACCCGGTCCTCTGAATGGTATGGTTCAACAGTATGTGCAGCCAATTTTCAATGATTTGAATGAACTGAAATCAACTCCAAACCCATACACCAAGACGTTGAACATCGGTCAAGAGGCTTTAAAGAATAATCCGTTTAAAATTAATTTAGGTTAATAGTATAAATGACTACTATATCCGGTGTCGATTATATAAAATCATCACCAGCTATGAATTATTCACCGATTCATCAGAGCCACTCGGTTCCAGCACCCACCACTTCAAACCCGATTCCTCAGAGCCACTCGGTTCCAGCACCCACCACTTCAAACCCGATTCATCAGAGCCACTCGGTTCCAGCACCCACCACTTCAAACCCGAGCCCTCCTCCATTTGACGAATCCAAAGTACAGGGGTACAATCTTGCCGATCCCAATTCGGTGGAGTACTCTTACTTTTTACCAGATGAGTCTCCTCAGCTGATACGTTCTCCAATGGCGACTGCTTCAACCATGGCGGCGGTGGCAGCCCCTCCACCACCGAGACTCATGTCACCCATGGCGGTGGCAGCCCCTCCACCACCTACAGTGGCTGCACCTCCACCATCCACCGCCCCTCCACCACCTACAGTGGCTGCACCTCCACCATCCACCGTCGCACCCACGGCAGTGGCTGCACCTCCACCCTCGAGACCCATGTCACCCTCGAGACCCATGTCACACTCGAGACTCATGTCACCAATGGGGTCCATGTCACCAATGGGGTCCATGACACCAATGAGAACTGCAGCTCCGATTTCATCACCTTCAATGAATCAGCCCCCATTTGCTCTACCTTCACAGGTTGGAAATACATTCAGAAATGTTTCAGCAAACTTGTTAAACCCGAGTTCGGTTATATGAAATTAAAGTAGTTTCACTTATTAAATAAGATGTCGGGAGGAATCACACAGCTTGTAGCAGTAGGTGTTCAGGATGCTTATCTATCAGGAACCCCAGAGATATCCTTCTTCAGATCTTCATACAAGAGATACACTCATTACGCTCAGAGTGTTGAACGTCAACTCATCCAGGGAACTCCCACTCAGAATGGCGTCTCTCTCCTCCGTTTCGAGAAGAAGGGTGATCTTCTGACCGATGTCTATCTGACTGCCAATGACCCAAATAACACCGCAAATGTGAATGTCAACTGGAACCAGATTATCTCCAAGATGGAGCTCATGATTGGTGGACAGATTATTGATACCCAGGATATGTCTTACATGTCCAACGTGGATCCAATTGTGAATTCAAAATCCTATAGCCAGCGTTACGTGGCTGCCAACGTCAACTCCAGTGTTTTCCTCCCACTCAAGTTTTTCTTCTGCAGAAACTGGCAGGATGCTCTGCCCCTTGTAGCTCTGCAATACCACGATGTGGAGATTCGCATCACGTGGGCAAATCCAAATTCTTGGGATCAGTACATTGCATGGGCCCGTTTCATCTATCTGGATAATGACGAGCGTGAATGGTTTGCAAAGAACAAGCACGATCTGCTCATCACCCAGGTGACTCGAGTTCCAGTGGCTCCAGTACAAAACTTTGAGTTTGCTCTGGCTCAACCAATCAAGTACATTGCATTCGAGTCCAACAATTACAACACCGTGTACAACTCGTATGCAACCAGCAACAGTGTGAGTCTTCCATTCACCAACTCTATAAATGGAGTGCAGGTTGGTATGGTTTCAAATGTTGTAGGGTACATCAGCAACGCATATATTACAGTTCCATATTCTGCAAATGATAGTTTACAGTTTTCTTATGCATCACAAGTGGTACCATCTCCAATCCCAATCAATACAATTGTAAACTTTTCACAGCCAACATTCACCGCCACATGCACGTGGTCCGGATCTGGCCCATATGTCGCAACATTGACTGCGGTGACTCCAGTGACACCAGTGACTCTTGCTCAGCTCAATTCAGCAATTGCGATATCAACTTCCGCAACCGCAGGTGGAGTTTCACTTCCAGGATGGACAGCTCTGGTGTACGGTACTGCTTCAGGTATCACATCTCTCCTTGGACAGGGTATAGTATACAATTACAACGCTGGTGCGGGAACCTTTAACGTATCTTTCAATGGTGGTTCAGCAACCGGCACCGGTGTGGCTGTCACTGTATCTCTGATTCCACCCAATGGGTACGTAGGGTCCATCCAATCTTCTCAGTTTACAACCGGGTCTGCATCAACCACTGCAACTCTCACCATGAATAGCAATGTCATTATGAATTCTACAATGGTTGGATACTCCATCCTGGTTCCATATGGCGCCGGATCAAACAACATCGGTCTTTTAAATGCAACCATAACATCGGTTGAGGTTTACGGACCAGCTTCAAATGTGGTGACTGTCGGTACAACCGTCGTGGGTATATCCTTCCCAAGCACCACCATAACAACTGCACCAACCGGGTCAGCAACCGCAACTTCTGCAACCTATATATCCTTCTTCAACCCTAATTTGAGCACCACTGCAGCAACCAACGTGGTTCCCCTGAGCAGTGGGTCTGCCACAGCTGCAAACATGCAGTTCAAGATGCAAATCAATGGTAACGATATCGGGGAGTCAAGATCGTTACCACATTGGGTGGATGTCAACCAGTATTACCTTACCCCATATGGGTATTACAGTCTGACTGCAGGCACTGGGCTCAATGGCGTGGTTCCGGTGTGTATCATTCCATTCTGTCTGGATACAGCCAAGGTGCAGCCAACCGGTGCCCTCAACTTCAGCAGACTGGATACATTCCGCCTCATCTGTCCATCCGGAACCAACTGGCAGGCTCTCACCAAACTCGGAGCCGGTTCCTATTTCTACGCCGTCAATTACAACATTCTGAGAATCCAAAATGGCATGGGGGCTGTCATGTATTCTTCTTAAATTTACATAGGAGGTGGTCTCATTCCACAAGCACCTGAAGTCATTGCAACATCCGCAACACTCGCCACTTCAACCTCCTGATCGGTTTTTCTCTGAGTGGGTAAGAATTTCGAACCCTTATTCATGAAAAATACAAAAAACAATAGGATAATGCCAACGATTATAATGATATTCTTATTCATCATTTATTGTACCGCAACAAATAAATTCCCCCAATTTATTTGTTGCCCCATAGTAGGGCGATGTCGAGTAGACATAAAGCGATTGCCATACCCATGCACATTATAAACGATGAACCTCATTTCTTGATTGTTCATGATAGGAGATTTAAAGAGTGGACTTTTGTCACCGGTGGGTGTCGAAAAAGAGAAATTTACAATCCTCTGAGATGTGCTTTACGAGAGCTCGAGGAGGAGACTCGGGGAGTTGTAAACATAAAGGCTGGTGCATATTCGTATTACAAATTTGATATTCAAGATGAGGAGGATTCAGAAATGACCAACGTATACCACGTTTACATCTTGGATTTTCCCATGTCTCTGAGAGATCAAGAGAAGATTATAACACGATTCAACATGAACAAAGAAATGATGACATCAAACAAGATTCGATTCAAGAAGCAGTATGATGAGAATGACTTTATAAACTTTGACACCATGAATAGCATTCAGAATCGAAGCGACATCTGGAACATGATTAAGATTTATGTGATTCGTAATGTAAAATTCAAGGATGCCATATATTCAAAGCGCACCATATTCAATTTAAAAAAATGAGCGTCTTCATTAGTAATGGGGACGACCCATATGATATTAACCGGTGGTACGTTGAACATACAAGATTATGACAGTTTTTATGATTATTATTTGAAAAGTACTCAAAAACTCTTTTTGGTTGAAAAGATTGAAGGTGTTTTTAAATTGTTTTTTGACATTGATTACGTAGGTCCCGAGTTGGATTTTATAAAATTGTTTTTGGAGATTTGTAAGATTGTGAATGCTGGAAAATGTCACATTGCGAGAGCCGATCCCAGGATTACGGAAAAGGGTCTCAAATATGGGTTTCATTTGATTTGGCCTCAATGTGACGTGACAAAGCCCAGGGCTGCACAGATACGACAAAGAGTCCTCAATGAGTTTGGTCCCGAATGGTCAAATATAATTGATGGAATCGGATCGGGTCTCAGAATGCTTTGGTCATATAAGGTGGGTGATGGAAGTACGTGTTATGTTCCTTACGGAACAATCACCGAAAAGTTTGAGTTTATCGAGTTTGAAAACCGGGATCCGTCGATTGAATTTTTAAAGATGTTTTCCATAAAAAGCAAAGAAACTATAAAAAGTATAGAACCATTCAATTCCACGGACAATTCGTCATTGGAGAATTTCATTCGCATCAACATAAGGGGTCAAGAAAATTTAAAGATAACCGGGTGTAAACCATCTAGAAATAACGTGGATGTGTGTATATTCACAAACTCGAGGTATTGTGCCAACATCAGGAGAGAACACAAATCAAACCATGTTTATTTTATAATCAAGGGGTCTCACATATTTCAAAGATGCACGGATTGTGACTGTTCAAAGTATAAAGGTAGAATGTATCTTTTACCTAAAACAATTAAAGAATTATATAGTCTATATCTCAAATGCTAACCACGCGATCTGGTCGTGTCGTGAAGAAACCCGAACGCTTCTCCCCTTCAGAGAATCCTGTTGATGATTATAAGGATGAAGAATACGATTCTGAAGATCCGAATGGTGAAGCTTCAGAATCGGAGAGTGATGAAGGAGAGGATGAGGAGGGTACTGACGATGATTACGAGAGTAGTTTTATAGATGACGAAGAGGAGGAGGACACCGAGGAGCCTTCAGGGTGAATCTTCTGAAATCGGATACATTTCATATCTGCTTGTAGTCAATTGGGCAGCATCGATTACATCATATGCTTTTTCTATGGGTAGATTAATCTTTCTATCTTCTTCAATCTCCTCTTGAAGAAATCCAGCCCATGCATTTGCTCTTTGAGTACCACCCTTTATATCATTATATAGATCGCTTGCTTTATACGTCATCTTTCTTACTTATCAGGTGTTGATTTTATTATTACACCGGTGTAGTCATACCCATCATTACAATCATATGTGCAATTACAGTTGGAGCATGGCATTTATAATTGGTTCAGATAATTTCTGCACCCTTATATTTTCCAAACTGTTCTTTAAGTTTGAGTGCCCTGAAATTATTTGCAAGACGATTCAACTTTGATGGAGTTCCTCCATGAAGTCTATAATAATTGGCAAACTGTGGTGCATTGGTGTTGTTGAACATCAAACGGGCTCTGGAGTTTATCATATTGTTCTTCTTTTGTTCAGTCTCTTTTTGAAACTGTCTTTCGAGTTCATTTGCAAAGCTCCCGAGACTCGAGCTCATGGGACTCAGACTCTTCTGTTGAAGAGGACTCTTCCCGAGAAGAAGGTTTGTGAGATTTTTCTTGGTAGCCTTTGAACCGTGACCCAGACCCAATTTGCTTGCAAACCCAATCAAGTTCGATCTGGTAAATGAGCTGATCTTTTTCACTCTACCACCTCTTCGTATCTGTTCTGTATTTTTGAGAATGCTAAAGTTGGATTGTTGAGGACGGGGTTTGGGTGGGGACACTCTCATGTTTTGACCATACAATCGTGCACACATCTTTGGTTTGGTGAGACCCGAGTAAGCAATTCCTCGTGTCCTCATAATCTCTCTCAGTTCCTTGACTGTATACCTCATACAATCCTTCCCACCGAGTATAACCTTTGATTGATTCTTGAGAACCGCTTTTGGTCCCTTTGGATTATTCGGCACACTCGGTGACTTGTTAATCTCAAATATCATTCGAACCTTATTCGGAATTCTGACACCAGCCTCTTTGTATGATTTTAGTACCGTCTTTTTTGCCGCCTTGATTCCCTTTGGAATCTTGTAAAACTTAGGGAGACCACCAGGTCCTGGTTTTATATAGTACCCTGGTTTGATTGCATTCCAATTTAAAAGATTTTTGGCACTCTTTTTTGGTGGTGAATACTTGGTTTCTTTAATAACCGGTGAATTGGGTTTGGGTGGTGCCCCCATTTTGGCAATCATCATATTTGCTATGTTCATCATGGTTGCACCTTCTGGAATCACATTCTTTGGAGCTTTCTGTACACCAGGTGAAAGACCAAGGGCGCGTCTGGTTGCAGCGGGTATCGGAACTCCTGCATTTGCATACGCCTTTCTCAATTTGGAAATGACGAGTCTGGGATTTGCAGGGAGTTTGTATCTTCTTGGTTTTCGATTTGGACCTGGTTTCACATAGTACCCTTCAGTGTTGTTTTCCCAATTCACAACCGGATATCTTTCATTTCTCATGTGTTCTCTCTTCCCTTTGAGATTCTTTCTTGCAGGAAGTTGATGTTCGATGCTTCCGCCTATAAAAAATTTAGAAACCACATCGTGGACCCTCGATTTTATATCACTCATATCTTTCCCAGATGCGATGATGACACCATTTGTAAATATCTTTAAACTTACCAGTGGATCCCTCAATTTTAAACTCAATGCTGGAAATTTTTCAGGAATATACGTTGCATCACTTTTATACGCCATTTCGATTCCAACCAAATTTATTTTTCGATGAAATTGCCACGTCATTGTTGTGTTGGTAATTTCATAATCCACCCCACGAAGGTTCATCAGGGACCCAACCACCTTTGCAATCTCTTCATACTTTCTCTTACCTGAAATAATCACGGTGGTTCCAGATTTTGTTTCGTACACAACTGCTTGAGACCCATTTTTAAACTTGATTCTGATACGCTTCAATTTGACGCTTTGATTTCCAGTAACCTCTTTGTGATTTGCTTGAACTACAGGGTATCCCTTTACGGCTCCAGTGTATCCCACGAGTGTATCAATCGCAGGATTGGTTACAATTTTCATAAAGTCATTGAGATCCAGATGTACAGATGAGACCCCCTTTGCTGTCTGTAGAGTCAACTCGGGACTTGACATTATTAATTTCTCACAATATTATAAATGATGATGAACTCTGATGAAGCCAAAAAACCGATCGATAAGCTCCGTGTGGGCGCATTTATAATAGCCGTGTGTGCATTTGCCTTTCAGGTGCTGGTTCTCTTCCCATGGCACCTTGAAATTTCCAATCAGATGAAAGCACTTGCAAGCGCATGCAGACGTTGAAAATAAATATTTACAAATCTTATAATGTTCAACCTCGCGTGTCTCTGTTGCACGGAAATTCTAGGAAACTGCAACATCAAGTCGTTTGCTGAAAATCAAAAGACGAAACATTTGCTCATAGGAATTTTCGCATACATTGCGATGATTTACTTTCTCATACGGATATTCAAATCTAACAAGAGCATGTTACACGTGAATGTCATGTGGCAAATGTCGGTTGTGATTTTGGGAACCCTGATTGCTTATTTTTTCATGGGTGATCGTTTCAAACATCCTATGCAAATGCTCGGAATACTCTTTGCAATTCTCTCAGTGTACTTTATAAATTACTCGTAATTATTGTTATTGTGACTGGTATTTCTATACTTTCTGAAACGTGCCTTGAAACGCTCAACGTTCCCCTGTGAGCTTCGGTTCAAATGTCTCACACGTCTTGCGTACCGGTTTGCTCTTTCTAGGAGATCCTCGAGCTGCCTCTGTTTTTGTTTGATTGCTTTTTGTATCATTTTAAATCTTGGTTCCAAAAGTTCAAGCTGATGTTTATCGTTATCTATAGACTTTACAAACTGGCGCGCCTTTGCGAGTAAACCATCCACAATTCTCTCCGTCTGAATCACACGTGGATCGGGAGCTCGTCTTCGACCACCATTATTATTAAAAGAGTTCATTTATAATACTTAAAGAAATAAAACGAGTATATATTGGTCCCATAGCGTAATTGGATAACGCGTCAGCCTTCTAGAAAGTCAGGAAGCCAGCTGAAGATTCCGGGTTCGAGCCCCGGTGGGGTCAGACCGACTCACCAGTCCAAACACTACGTGTTTGTCATCATCTCATCCTCTCCAACATGTGCAAAAGTCTAACCTGAGCCTTTGCTTTTGCAAGTGTTGTGTGACGCGCTTTAACAGCTCCAGACTTTTTTTTCACAGTGTAGTATCCATTTTTGAGTTTTGTGATTACGTACGGCATTTTAAGATTTGGAAATATAAAAAAGAAATGGATCTCCAAAAATCCGATCTTCACACTATTGCCAAATATAATGAAGATGAACATGAGGTGGAGTTTAAAGAAAGTTGTTTTGATATGATTACAAATTGCTGTAATTTTACGTTGTGGAAGATACGAAAGTATGGAGATACATACACAGCTAGGGTTTACTAGTCTACTTATAAAATGCTAAATAATAGTTTTGGTCCATATTTGGAGATGCATTCGATATCGAATCATCGTCACACATGTGCCAGTTTCCAACAACGACGCCCCGAACAAAGGCTATATAATGTCCGTGACACCATGGTATCAGTGCAAATAATTTCTTACCAAACATAATCTCTGAAACTTTATTCTTCAAATCACTCACTACCAAAATTTTAGGAACAGTTGTTAGATGTGTCTCTTGAATCGCCACCTTATGAACCTTTCCCGTGTCATCCTTGTAATCACTCAAAATAAGCTGATCATTGTTCAAGAAAATGGAGCACGGATATTCGGTGACTGAAGTTCCATCTGGGTACGTGATGGTCTGAGTAACTTTACCAATGAAATCGGTTAGGTTTAGAACATCCATCAAGAGCAAGAGAGCCTCTTGACAGTCGTTTGGTAAACCTTGCCAAGATGGAAACTTTTTAATAAATTCAGAGAGGAAAGGTCTAGGATCTGAGTTTTCCTTTTTCATAAAATTTAAAAATTCTTTTTGAAGTGGAGTGTCCTTCTTCTCAATATTTGAGAAATCACTTGATGCTTTTAAACATTGCATGAGAGCATTGAACCAACACGTCGCTCCATAATTTTGGAGACCCCTTGGGGCCAACTCACTCGAGTTGTTCATTTACTAGAATAAAGAATTTATTGTCTAAGTAAACACGTGATGGTGGATGATGATGTTCTTCGTTTCATAAGGCAGCACAAGAGTAAAAATTATGTGGAGATTGAATTTCGTCTTGGGAGAAAGGGGGCTTCTTCATTTGATACCAATGTTGGTTTCGATGCACACCAAAAAGCTCTCAAGGCTCTTAGAGGATACCAAGGGTGGGAAAGTATCATAGAAAAGAATGAACAAATTTATTACGGGGCTCGAAAGGGTCTCCGCATAATATATGATGAGGTTGCTGACATTCAAACGTGTGTGACGAAGCATCAATCTGGTGTTTTGGATAAAACCATCGAAAATTCACCCTTTGATGTGAGAATAGCGGCAAGTATTGAAATTCCAAGTACATATGACAATGAGAAGGATCATTTTCCAACTGTCAAAAATAGGAGGAGAATTTCATTTGTGAGAAAGGGTCTATCAATTGACGTCTCTGAGATTACGACGAATGGTCAACAAGAAGATCGAGATGAGGAATCCAAGACTCAATTCCAAATCGAATTTGAAATTTTAAACGTAAAGGACCTGGATGATAATAAGGCCAGTAACCATTATCAAAAGGTGTTTGATTTGCTAAAATGTTTCTCTCCAGAACGGGATTGAACCGTCGACATTCAGGTTAACAGCCTGACGCTCTAACCAACTGAGCTACTGGAGAAATTATTATGCGATTTTATTCTTTAACTATATAAATGAAAGTTCATCTCTTCATATTATTTTTTGTATTGTTCATTATCGTCGTAATTTTGAGTGTTCCAAATATGAGTAAATTTTCACCAAGCGCATCTCCTCTGGTGAATCCGAATTTGAATATTCTTACTATGCCATTTTCACCTTCTGCGTATCCTCTAGAAGTTACAACATATGAAGGTCCACAACCCGGACAACTAATAGTAAATACTTACCCAAATGCTTCACCATGTCCAAGTACAACACCGGGACAATCTCCAACCATTAAATGTCCTCTTTATCCACCACCCTTGAATTGTGTACCGAGTGCACTTCGTCCCAATACCGTACAATCTTCACCTGGTCCTTCTCCGTCAAATGTACCAACACCTACACGTTCACCGACTTCAAGTACTTTACCAGCACTAAATGCCGCACCGACTCCAGCGAATGCTGTACCTGCATGTCCAGCTGGGTATGAACATCCAAATGCGCCACAATATACAACACCTGGGCAAGTATCATCAGGTCCTATACAAGAAAGTGCACTTCAAAATATTATGCCATTATATACAAATCAGATACAAACATATGAACCAGGCACAAATACTCCCCAAATTACATTTGGAAGAATAAGTGCATATGGTTCAGGCTTTCAAATTGATTATTTATTATTTCAAGGCGGTACATCTTACATCATGAGATCTGCAATATATGATATGATTGAAAATGATACTTCAAAAACTTTTACATATTCTTTAAATCCAAATTTGACCAACCTAGTTGACACAAATAGAGTTTTACCTATAAGTAGTATTATAAATGGAAATGGTTCATTTATTTTAAATTATACTCCACCATTTCAATTGTCTACGAGTCAAATGCAAGCTGGTTGTAATACTAATGCTATAGCAAATTGGGGAGATGCACAAGAGTCATCATTTGATGGAAGTGATGGTGTTGTACCTGGTGTAGATTATTCTATTTCATCTGGTCAAGTAATTACTTATAATAATAACAAATATATATATCTTAACAATGATAATCCAACCTTACTAGATCTCCAAGAATCACAAAATGTTGTACCACCAAATCTTTTAGTTATAGGGTTTGCAGCTTGTAACAATTTACCATCACCATCACCCACCGTTTACTCACCTCCAACTACTGCTTCAATTACTATCAATGGAAATATATTCAATCTGCAACCACCTTTTTTGGTTGATGAACTGACTCCAGCTGCAAAAAGTAAATTATTACACGATGGTTTATTCAGTAAATTACCATTTTTTTATTACGATCAACCTAACGACAATATACTTATTTTGAGAAAGGGGAATTGGACTGGTGACACTGTACAAATTGACGATATTAATAATAATTTATCAACAGTTTTAAATATATTAACTGATGGTAAAACAAATAATTTTTATTTTTCAATTCAAAGTATTATTAAAGGATCTTCACCTTCTTTACCGTTTAGAAATCCTGCAGGTATGACTGATTTTTTTGTTACACAAGAAAATTATGGAACATTTTCATCATCCACATCTTCCACGTCACCCTCGCTAAATGGAATTACACAAGTTACATTTAATTATATGTCAACAACTGGAGGTACTTCTACCATATTCAGAGATAAAACAAATATTATACCACCATTACCATGGAATGCAGACCAACATACATTTGCTAAAAAAATTTTACAATATTCGTGTGCTAGTGTGGATATGACTACTTTAAATGCTCTCAATGATCAGAATATTTCAATGTGGCTTAATAGTAATACAGATAATATACAGTTATGTACGAATTTATTACACGGAACATCATACCCAGATTTTTATCAAAGACAACAATTTAGTCAACCGATGAACCCACCTTTTTGTACATCTGTGTATACGTTGAGTATAGGTGAATGTGAATTAGGATCTTATTGTAATGTGGATAATGATTGTACATCTAATTTCTGTAATCAAGATGTTCAAATCAATATAAATACCGGTGGACCGGCAACCACAGGTAGATGCGGTTCATTAAACACATTATGTGCAGCATCCCCGACATATAATTGGGGTGATGGAACTACTGATACATATGATGCAAATGGTAATACAATACCTGGTAATCCGCTTTATTTATATAAAGGTATGACAATTGCATACAACGGACAGAAATATATATACAATAGTACAATTTTTAATGATTTGTATGATCTTCAAAACTCATATTCGGATCCATCATCTACAGGTGCTCCTTTTATTTCATGTAATAATTTACCAACTGGCTCAACTGGCTCAACTGGAGGATTGGGACAACAATTAAACGCAGATGGTAGTTGCAATACAGGTTTTTCTTATGATATGGTTACAAACAATTGTCAAACTATTAATGTAGCAAATTCGGATAATAATAGGTAATTATATTAAATGAGTGCAGCAGTTTATGTTTTTGTTGCTTTTGTTGTTACAGTTGTTCTAGTATATTTGTATTATTGTAAAATACCTTGGTTGCAAGATCAGTTCAATTCATGTTCCTCAGGGTCCCCCGGCTCAACTGGCTCAACTGGATCAACTGGCTCAACTGGATCAACTGGCTCAACTGGCTCAACTGGCTCAACTGGCTCAACTGGATCAACTGGCTCAACTGGCTCAACTGGCTCAACTGGCTCAACTGGATCAACTGGATCAACTGGCTCAACTGGAGGAGCATCAACTGGATTGACAGATTTTATGGGATCTCATGTATGGAATGTAATTATTTCAGGTAGGAATGCGTTTCATATGTCTATTTCAGGAAATACTGTAACATTTACTCCATTATCAAATAATGTTGAATTTGGTTCATCTACAATTTACACAGCAACTGATACATCAGCTGGAAATTTTGTTTTGACTTCAATGCAGCCAAATGCTTCAATTCAATCTGGAACTACTGGTACATATTCAAACTCGGGAGGATTAATGGTGGGTACATATGGTGTTTTTTTCTAAAATGGATCGTATCCTTTGTATTTTAATGTTATAAATGTAAAAATAGATAAAGTTCCTATGAGAGCCATCTCCATGTGTAAACGTCTTTGTTTCTGTTGATCATCTGGATTTTCTTTAATTATAATTTTTATAAATCTATCAATAAACAAAAAAACGAGAGTGCTGAGAGCCATATGAAAAATACTTCTCTTTTGGAATTTCATTATTAATATACAACTAATTTAGTTGAAAGATACAAGCTTCAACATCTTCTGTCATGATAGCTCTCTCATCTCTTCTAAATTTTGCAAAGGTGCCATGTTGATCACATAAACTCTTTATGCCACCTTTAACCATGTAATTATATGGACCATCTGTAGCACTCATGATTTTGACGGAATCTGGTCCCAGCTCGTGAAGGATTTTTCTAGCGCATAAATATATAACCAAATAATTTACATTATAAGCAATAGCATCTTGATTTGTTCCTGAAATTTTAATATATTCATCAACCGAATCGTATTGATCGATTCCCCTAAACTCCTCGTTCCATTTGGTCACGTATGGATTTGAGGGAACGGCGGCGATGAACCAAGATTCGATTGTTGGATCCACTGAGAGTTCTTTTATAGAAAACACAATCGCATCCGAGTTTTCATTCTGAACCCAATCGAAAGAGTTGAAGCAAACGACCGATGCATCCAACCATATTCCACCAAACTTTGAAACGACCGAGAGTCTCACCAGATCGGATAATCTTTGAGGGCTATCATTGAATTTCCAGTTGATCATTTTGTTCGCCTCCTCCTCCCCGACATAGTTTTTCAAAGTGCTCGTTGTCATGAAATTTATAGCATAATCGGGGTTGTATTTTTTCCACGTGTCTACACACTTTTGTATAAACTCTGGAATTTCATCCTGGTCCCAGAATGACCAGATGATCTTTGGTATCCTTGGTTGTTCGAATGTGCTCCTTGAATTTGATTGAAGATACAAGAAGAAGAGAACCACCACAAGTGCAAATGCAAATATGAGTTTCATTTATATATATAAACAATAAATTATTTGTGTATATAAATGTACCAAACCCTGATTAAGAAAAATTTTCCACATGTGGTGATTGTCACCGACTTGAATGGATCTACAGAGGATCTCGATCCGGTGACAGAATTTTCAGATTCGGATATACAAGATGTGATTCTTGGTATGAAAGAACTTCATAGTGCCGATATAAGTGTTTTGGATATAAAGGTGGGACGTGGAGCAGAGGGTCAAGTGAAGATTCGAGACCCAACCACCTTTGGGTTTGGTGATACGAACCCAATCCACACGAGGTATAATTTACCCGAAACATCCATAGTAAAATTTAAAAGTGACTTGTGGTGTCTTGGATGTTTGATTTACGGAAAGAACATCCCAAAGCGTTTTCTGAAATCACAGGAACTCTTGGATAATTTCATGAAGAATTCAAAATACTTTGAGATTTTAAAAAATCTTCTAGTGATTGATCCTTCAAAGAGAAATCTGGATTTTATAAAAGATTCTTCACATAACGGATGCGTTATACATTGATAGAATATCATTGATTACAGGATTTCTCTTTACATCTGACAATTGAACGTGCTGAATATCATCGGTTTGCTTTAACCGTCTCAGTAAATCAGTGAGGCCTTTATAATTTCCATCCGTCTGATCAGGATCACCCGTGATGATGAGTTTGGATCCAAACCCGATCCGTGTCAACAACATGAGCATCTGAGATTCCGTAGAGTTTTGCATCTCATCGGCGATGATCCATGATTTTTCAAAGGTGAGTCCCCTCATGTACGCCAAAGGACAGATTTCATATGGAGTTTTTTTACCCAGATATTGGAGAGATGGTTTGACCCATGGTCCCATTTTTTCATCTATTGATCCTGGGATGAATCCGTGTTCCTCTTCGCTCGTCACCGCCGGGCGAGTCAAAATAACCTTGTTATAAACTCCGCTCGCCACCATCCTCTGTCCAATTTTACACGCCTGCATCGTCTTTCCGGTTCCAGATGGACCGGTTGCAATCACGATACTCGGACGAATGGCATCCAACAAAGAAATGTACCTCTGCATTTGATATACAACTTATCAAAAGCTTAAGTAAAGATATCTATCACCATAGTACATGCATAATTGAGAAGCCTTGAAGTACCTATTTTCTATTATAGAAAATCCATCTACCAGAATAGCAAATGTTTCTTTAAAAGGAAGTTCGAGACTCCAGTCTATGTACTTTTGAAGGTTTAAATTTTCTTCTAAAAAATTTTTCACTTTGTCAATTTTGGTTGGTTCAAAAGTATAAAGTTTACAAAAAGCGTTTCGAAAATTTCTTCTACTTTTGATGTTTCCTAAATTGGAATAAATTTTTTCAAGTATACTTATGTGCATTAAAGATTTTGAGCCCAGTTTTTTTAAATGAGTGTCCTCTACGATGGAGTTGGTTCTGATCCAAATCACATTCACACCAAAGATAGATTTCTTGAGATTATGAAGAGTGAGTTTACACACGCAGACTGGAAAAACATGAATCCGATTCTCAAGGCGATCAAGTGTGATTTTGAGGATTGGGCTCTTCCAGATGATTTTATATTTTTTAGATTTGAAGATTGGTTGAGATACTCCGGTGCAACACTTAAAGAAGAGGGGCTTTGAAAAGCTACAAAGCGTTTGCTTTGTGCAAGCACCTGTGGCCTAGTTGGTTAAGGCGTTGGTCTTATGTACCGGAAATCGTGGGTTCGAGCCCCACCAGGTGCACTCCAACTTCAAAGAAGTTGTCCACCGGTTTGTCCGAGCTTGGTCTAAGGAGGGGGACTTAAGACCAACTTCTATGAAGTTGTTGGAGTTCTTTGGATCCAACTTCTACGAAGTTGTCTAACTCATCCTCTGTGTTTTACACGCGTGGGTTCGAATCCCACAGCCGGTATATTCACCATTTATTATCTTTAATTATAATAAATGGCGTCACCCCTTTCCAATACGGTTGCAAAAAGCATAATCAAGGCTAAAAAGTGGAGAACAACCAAACTCAAATTGCTCGGAGCCGGTGTGAATGGCCGCGTTTATAACGTTGGGACCAAAGCTCTAAAGATTATGAAGGGGACCAGTTCCAAAGAGTACCTCGCCATGATGAGGCTTAAAGGAACCAAGTTTATTCCCAAGGTGAAAAAGGGGTCTTTTTATGTCAACACCAAAAAGGGAGTCAGTGCGTTTCTGATGAACAAGCTTCCGGACACTGCGATAACCCTTAAAAAGTTTCACGATTTATATGGTATACATGCGGACCCAACCGAACCTTCCAAAAGAGCCTATGTGATCCAGGCGATGCACGTCAGGGGAATCAGTCACGGTGATCTCCATACAGGAAACATCATGGTGACTCATACCGGTCCAAAGATTAACCGAATGTGGGTCATTGATTTTGGGAGATCGATTCGAATACCAAAGGGGTACACTGAAAATAACGTATACCGAGTCCTCAAGAAGGTGACGGGCTACAATAAAGTATACGGGAAACTCTACGGGAATAAAAATGCTCCAAGCCGCCCCAATACACAGTTGAACCCAAATGTGGTGATTGGTAAAAAGAAGAGCAGGAGACTGGTTGTAAAAAAGGTACTGGGTCTCAGTCCGGTGAACAAGAATGTATACTATAAATCAGCCGCGTACACCGCCATTTAATTTTATATCTTAATAATAAATGCCTGTCATCACGAATATTGGAGCCACGTGTAAATTTTTTGTACCTAATCAAGAAACACCGGCTTATTCACTTGGGGCAAATATTTATTTTTCCAAAGATCAATCTTATGTCTTGGGTCTAGCATCCAATAATATCGGAGTATCAAATATTTATCCAGTTGTTTATAAGGGACAATGGTATTCAACCGCGTCACTGGGAACAACTATCAATAAATCGCTACCAGCATCAGCCTTGCCTTTTACCAATCTCTCACCACCTCAAACATCACCCATGTTTGCACAAGAAGAAAATAATAGTGTACAATATCATTTTGCAGTAGATGTTCCAATTCATTGTAATATTGCATCTGCCGTTGATTTTGGTGTCGTTGTAAATTCACAAGGGGGTAGTAGTCCAACTCAATATAAACAAATACAATTTATTCAACTCCCATCAGTCACAACTAAGACATCCGGTAATGGTCTAATTTCTGATAACTATTCAACTACGACAAATGGTATACCTATAGTTTTAGTTGATCCAACAAGTCCGAATAATGGCACACCGGTGCCTTTAGATCCTGGAAAAACTTCAACGCAACCTGGTTATTTACAACAGGATCAAACTTGTTTACGTTATATGATTCTAGCCGGATATATGCCAAATTTGGATGGTAATTATAAATCCAAGGGAGTTGTAATAACACCAGGTACTGGAAATTTCAAAGCAAGTGATACCATATCTATATATAATAGCACAACATTTACTGCATCATTACTTACATCTTCAGGTACAACATTTGTTCAATTTCCTATACCTAATTATGGAGATTGGAGAGATACTCAGTCATCTCCTCTATCATCCGATTCATATGAGATGGACATCCGATATATTGTTAACGATCCTACTTATCAGAAATTTTTTCAGCTTATTTATACCGATTCTAATGGTATAATTCATTATCTGGCGTATAATCCAAATTCACAATCATCCGTTCTAGGAGCTGGAAATTCAAGTGGTGGTATATACGATGTTATCGATTTGAATTCATGTGTGGATCAGAGAGGGGGAGCATATGATACATATTGGTGCCTCGACTATGATTCTAATAAGCGTATATTACCATGGTCACTTTCTAGTTCTACAACCGATTATGTAGGACAAAGGATGTTTTATTTATCAAATAAATCTTTTCCTAATCAGAATCTTTCAGTTTCTGGTAATACTACCGGTGGTTTTGGTGGAACTCCTAATGCATCTTTATACGGTATATCTGTACCTCTTGGAACGGCTAGTAGTAATCGTATAAATTATTCCATGAATCCTATTGATGTTATTAATTATAATAATAGTTCATCAAGTACAAGCGCTGTAACGACCGTAACAGCTCTTAGAGGTTTGAACAAGAAACTTCGTTTTGTTGATATAACATGCGCTTTATCTGGTACCGATCCACGATCACCCTCGTCGACAACCATAACCTTGAACGCAGTTAACGTGGGTGGAAATGTAGATTATTCACCATCAAAGACTTCGATTCCAACGTGGATTAGTAATGTTAATTATTATAAGGGTAATATTGTGAAAGATTATGGTGGTAATTATTATTTGTGCTATAATAATCAACCAGCATCATCGAAATCACTGGTATCAAGTGGTTATACTCAAGGGGGTGATCCGAATGATCCATATTGGATTTTAGCGACAGGTGTTAATTCAAATAAATTTTGGTATAACACATCAGCAATACAAGCATTTAGTACTTTCAAAAATACTGGTAATACACCGATTAATTCTATATGTTACGACGATACCAACACCCTTTTATATATAAAAACTACTACTTCTGCATTGACTGCTACTAGTAAAAACCCATCAGCTGATACTACTACTTGGACTCTATTAACTTTCGACGCTACAAACGGGCCATATCCGGTACCTGTTACACCACTAGGTGTAAATGCAATTTTACAAAATGGAAGTGGAATTCCATTTACTTATTTGACAGTTTCCACGACAGGTGACAACACAGGTTTTGTACCTTTAGATTCGTCATCACCGGTAGTTGAGACAATAATATTGAATATAGATCCTTTATCATTCACAACTGTAAATATAAGTAATAAAAAAATCCCATTGATGTTTAGTGTTGCAAATCCCACACCTACTTTAAATGCGACAAATTCACCTTTCATTACAAACTTTTTTACAAACTTTTCCATCATCTATAACCCAGAACAAAACGTATTTACCATCACATATGGTGGAACTACATACACATTTTACTCCACCGATTATATCAACTGTGGTTTGACAGCTACTGCTAGTACTTTATCATATCCAGCAGGTTCATGGACACCCGGTGTCGATTCGACATCAACACCATCTTCATTCCAGACGTGTAATAGTTTTACATATCAATATTTACCTGTTTATAGTAACGTCTCGTTTATAGGCACACCTACAACATTTAATGTATCTCCAATAACAACTCCACCGGGGTATATATATTCCGAACCGAATTATTCACCACCTATTATGCCATTACAGTTTACTTATAACAGCAATACTTATACAGCTCAATTTATACCACAAAATGTTATAGAAACATCAGTTACATCAGATGCTCTTCAAAGTATAGTTCTGAGTTCTTTACCAATTACTCTAGATGCGACTTCAAGTGGTCCAGCATCTTCTGTTATAGTTTCAACATCAACGACAGACCCGGTTTTACAATTTGGAAATTACAATAGGTTTACTATGAAAATCAATCACTTTTTTAAAGTTTCTCCAAGTGCGTCTGGAACCAACATAGCTTCAACAAATAATGGTACATTTATATGGGTGATAGGTCCAGGTACAGTCAATAATCTTATAACATATTGGGTTGTATATAATAATAGCGGATCTCTTGCATTTATTAAATTAAACAAATCAAATTATCCAGAATTTAGAATATCTACCGAAGCAGCACCTATAGATTTAATTCAGACTTGGATTTATAATACGTTTCAACAAAATTCATCAACCGGTCTTTCAAATTTCGATAAATATTGTTGGAACATGAACACAACTATGCCTTCTATGGATTCTTCACCTGCTTCAAATGAAGTTTACTTGAGTACTATGTTATTGACAACCGGTGTGACTTATTATTTGAATTACACAGTCAGTGCAAGTGGCATTCCGACAACAATGGGTCTATCTACAACGACTTCACCTTCATCAACAATAGGATATAAATTATACTGTTATTATACTAGCAGCGGTACTAATATCAGTGAAGATGTGATTACAACTTTTCAAAGTTCAACCGGTAACATATCACCAGGTCCACCTATATGGAATTCTAACATTTCATATGCAATGGGTCAGACTGTAAGCTATAACGGATTTAATTGGTTATATATATCATCAACACCCGCTTCATCCTCCACGACACCCGACATCGATCCACAACACTGGGTAGAATGGGGTTCGATCGGAAATTGGACTCAAGGTATGGTATATTATCCACCAACAACAGCTCTCACTAGTTTTGTAATCAACCCCGCTACATATAATGCATCACCTTCACCAGGTTTAACCAATCCTTACTTTTGGGCCCCACCACCGGACAGTTCATCCAATGTTCCATACAACTCAAATGTAGTAGTTAACTATACAGATTTTATATATGTATGCAATACACAAACTTCTGCATCTGATCAACCACCTACTACAAGTATTACATCCCCTAAACCTTCCACAACAACAAATACTAAATGGACACGTGTAACATATCCTTCAACTTTCGGATCTCCATTGGCAAATCAACCGGTTCTATTTTCAAGTAAACCAACTACAATAAATGGTAGGATTCTTCCAAGTGGTAGTACAGCAGTGACCAGTGACTCTACTGGTAATAATCCTGGAGGTGGTGGTGGTACACTAGTAAGTGGGGCCCTTTAAAGATTTGAAGGGCTACCAAGATAAATGATTCATGTATTCGTAAGG